AAAGAACAATGATCGATAAACTTATTGAACCTGTCAGCGGATTACTTGGCAAGGTTATAAAAGATAAAGACCAGGCCGCAAGGTTAGCGCATGAGATCGCAACAATGAGCGATAAACACGCTCAAGAGTTGGCGATGGCGCAGCTGGAAATATTAAAGATGGATGCTCAAGGCAACTGGTTTCAATCGTCCTGGCGACCATTGATCGGTTGGATTGGCGGTATATCCCTGGGCATAAACTATATGGTAGCTCCCATCGCAATGGGCTTTGGCTTCAGTATACCTCAAGCTGATATGTCAGTGATGATGCCATTGCTGCTTGGTATGCTTGGCATGGGTGGCATGAGGTCGTTTGATAAACTGAACAAAACGGATAGCAAAAAATGAAAAAGAACTTTGAGAAATCATTAGAGATGTTACTGCACCACGAGGGGGGCTGGAGCTGGCATAGTGAAGATCCTGGGGGCATGACTAATTTCGGAGTAACGAAAAAAGTTTATGAGGCCTGGGTAGGTCGGGAAGTTTCTGAGCAAGAGATGAGAGATCTGACGCACGAAGAGGTAGCTCCGATCTACAAGAAAAATTATTGGGATAAGTTAAAGGGTGATGATTTACCTGGTGGCCTGGACTTCGCAGCTTTTGATTGGGGAGTGAACAGCGGAACCGGACGTCCGGCAAAGGTTATGCAAAGGTACATTGGTGCTACCCAGGACGGTGCCATAGGTCCAAAGAGCCTGACGTTAATTGCTGAGAATGATCCAGGCAATATCATTCAATACTTGTACGAACAGCGGCAGAAGTTTTATGAAGGCTTAAAAACTTTTGAAACTTTTGGTAAGGGCTGGACCAGGCGTAACCAGGAAACATTAAAAGCTGCCCTGGAGATGGCTAATGAAACGTAAGTTTGCAACTGTTCCAAAGGATAAGAAGTCCGGCATACCTAAAAAGTATGTGAAGGGTTCGAAAGATCCTGATGCTACCAGGCGAGAGATCATGCGTACTAGGGCGCTTTACAAAATGGGTAAACTTACTCCGGCCATGATGGATAAAATCAGCAAGCAAAGGAGCCAGAGATGAGCAAAGCTTCAAAGCCTTTAACTGCTAGGCAAAAGACAACCATGAAGAAACATTCTAAGCATCACACTAGCAAGCATATGAAAGAGATGACCAAGCTAATGATGGGTGGGATGAGCTTCACAGCGGCACACAAGAAAGCAATGAAGAAGGTAGGTTCCTGATGGCAGCACCAGCGAAGTATCAAAAAATGTTTGGAGCAAGTCGAGCAAACAAGATTTATAAGCGTGGCCTGGGTGCTTACTACTCAAGCGGTTCGAGGCCAAAAATGTCAGCTCATGCCTGGGCTGTTGCCAGGTTAAAGGCTCATGCGAAGGGCAAAGCCACCGTCAAAAAAGCTGATGCTGATTTATTTAGGAGGAGTTGATGCCGTTTACAAAGTATAGTGCCAAACAAAAAAAGTTGGCAGCTGTTGCCGGAGATCCTAAAAAGATTGAGGCAGTTGATTTAAAAACTCTTGCAAAAAAACGCATGAAGAAAGGAACAAAAAATGCCGTACGGTAAGGGAAGCTACGGATCTAAAACTGGTCGGCCATCAAAGGCTGCAAAGAAAGATCCTAAATTAAAAAAAGCGGCCATGAAAAAAATGATGGCCGCTCGTAGAAAGTAATTTGTTTTAAGATAGTCTGGGGCTTCGAGGCGTTCCTTTTGTTCTGCCATCTGCAAACTTGATCTCATGTTTCTTGGCAATATTTTGAACATTCTGATATGAAACTCCAAGCTCTCGGCATACTTCAGCCTGGGAAAACCCATCCCTCGCTAACTTAAGGTAAGTATTTAAACCGTCCGGTGCCTTACTGATACCAGATCCGTTAGTGTTACCTTCCTGGGTAGGCCAATCAATGTTGTACTTATTGATAAGCTTAGTCATGTAGGTCAAAGAGATCTGTAGTTTCCTGGCTCCCTCGATCCTGGACAGTCCAAGCTTACCATACTTAGCAAGGAAAGAAGCTTTCTCTCTCTCTTGCTTGTCAATTAATTTTTGCCAAGTCATCACTTCACCTGTTTCTGTTGTTTGTTCCAGGCAAACTCAAGAGCATCTTTGCTTACATCGTCCAGGTCAAGCAAGCCCTTTAAGCCAATCTCAGTTGTCTGCCTGGTTGCCTCACCCAGCTTATCCAGGTTGTCAAAGTTAGCCAGGACAAACTCGAGTTGCATCTTCCTGGGCCTTTTCTGTTCTTGGTATTTTTTAAGAGTCTGTAGCAATTCGCTGCTAAACATTCCAGCTGTGCTGAGAATATCCTTAAACTCCCCATTGTGCCATAGTAGCCGCCAACCTTCTTTGGGGTCAGGCTGTTCTATTTCCTGTGGGTGTACGCTTACATCTATTTCTGGCTTTGGTTCGGGTGCTTTTGACTTCGGCTGCTTCTGTTCTTCCATTGCTTTTTCTTTGCGCTGAACAGCCGCTATTTCATTAGCACTTGCGTAGCTACCTCCATGTAAACCTAACGAGGCTAGAGCGCGGCCAATAGCTGAAGTCTCACAATTCTCAATCGCTGACGTTTTGTTGACCATAGAGCTTCCTCTGATCTCCTCTGCCATGCCTGAGCCTATGATGTTACCTTCATGCGTAACGATTGCTTTGATAACTACACGTTGCCCATCATCAACAAGTATCTCCGTATCGATACCCATTGTTTCACCAAAGGCCATTCTAAATTGTTCTACTCTGACAAAAACCTCAGTATATTTTTTGCCACCTCTTTGTGAAACGCCAACTTTCTTATTGAGATCGTTAACGTGCTTCATTGCTTCTATTAATTTATTCATTATTTTATCCTCACTGTTATGCCTTCGTAGCCCACCTTGGGGCGGCATCCTGGCACTGGTTCACCATCGTCTAAGATCTTTTTGATTGCTCTTAGATCAGGTTTTGATGTTGTTACTTTAAGTTGTGTTGGCACTTGTGCCTCGTCAACCACCTCAACTGACCATCGAGGTTTGGTTATACTTACCGTTGCTAGTGCATGGTTAACCTTCTTTACTCCCATGGCGGTTAGCAAGTGCTTCATGGTTTGGTTTATGGCATCAGCTTTGTTTGCCATTCTGTCAGCTCGCTTTTTGTACTGCTCCGCAAGCTCTTTGTTTGCGGCTTCGTAGCCCAATACCTCTGAGCGCTCCTGAATAAGTTTACCTAGAATGTCGAGGGCGTCCGTTTCTCCATCAAGCGTGTCAAGAAAAGTGTCATCATCATTTCCGCACATTTCCCTGATGCTGTCAGACATACGCCTGATTTCTTCGTAGTTAATAAACATATTGCCATCCCTTCTCTGTTATCTGCCAAACGATCTCAGTGTTGCCAAATTCATTCTTGCGCCTAGTTTCTGTGTCAAGAATACAATTTATTTCTTGCAATTCGGTAAGACGTGGCCTTACGCTGAGAATAGATAGCCCGAGGTTCTTTGCAAGCTCACTGCCTGTCACTGCTTCTCCGAGCTGTGCAAGTCCGCAAAGAATTTGTAGTCTCCTCCCGACTACCCTCGGAGCCACCTTGTGCGCTGTCGCAATCTCCGTATCGGAGCCATCGCGGTGGTGCATTTTTTTAATATTTACCTGGTCAATCATTTTCTTCCATCCTTCCCTGGATTGTTAAATTGATCTTCTCGAGATCCTCTTCGTGCCTGGACATTTCCATATCCAGGTAGGCAATGTCAGTTGATACCCAGGATCTTCGAACTCCTCGGTTCTCATCAGCAAGCCTGTCACGTTCTTTCTTTGCGTATGCAAGGTTTGTTTCGATACGATTTTTTTCTTCGATCATTTCTTCAAGTGTCATGCTAAAACTCCAGCTATAATTAACCATAAGTAAAGTGTGCCAAACAAGCACACTCCACCAACTACTGCTTCGATCAAATCTCTCACGTTACGCTCCCATCATTGCAGTTATGTCTATTACCTCGGGCGCATCCGGCTTTCTCTCGTAAGCCCAGGGCGCATCATCGTAGCCTGGCATCTGTCTTATCATTTCGCCAATAAACTGTTGTATGTGGCCCTCTCTAAGATCAGTATTTTCAAAGCTGGGTTCCATCCAGGCCTTGTGTTCACAAGACTGATAAGCGAAGCCCTGGGCCATCTTGATGAAATCGATCGGCTTCAAGTCGGTGTCCGGTCTGGTTGCTTCCTTGGCACACTGCGCTCGGAACGCGATCAAGCTTTTGCCACCACTCATAAACTCCCACTGGCCTGGATACCTGGCCTCGATGCTGGCGTAGTTGGCGTTGGCAAGAGCTACCGCCATCTCCTGGGGGTGAAGCTTGTGGCCGTTTATCCTGATATCAGCTCGGCTCATTGCGTTGGCTAGAACACCAATGTGTTCCACGTTACATACATATGCACTCATTATATTTCCTCCTTGGTCTGACAATATAAAAGATAATGGTAAGCTTCGATGCTGGGATAAAACCAGCTCCTATCGTAATGCTTCATAACTAACGCCTGGAAAACGCTGGCGCTGGCATTGGTCCAATCAGTAGCGTAATCATCATAATTGATTGAACCGTAGATATTCCTGGTTACGTCAGCGAAAGTAACAACGCCATCTTCTCTTTTTGCGTGAACAATCTGGCCTTCGTCAGAATATTGCCTGTTAGTGTTAAAGCATATTTCTTCAGTCATATTTCCTCCTGGTCATATTTGTTGTGCCACTGGGCGCAAGCGGCTGCATCTGAAAGGTTGGTTAATCCTTTGCCCTGGAACCAAGTCCAACTGTTTCCGGTAGTCATATGGACAACCTCATATTCCATGTTGCCCACATGATAGACCTGGTATTCTCCGCATCGATACTTGGCCTCCCACCTCCAGGGAAGCCAGGTTTCTGCAATCAGATCCTCAAGGTCGGTCTGTCTTTCGCCTGGGCCTCGAGCTTCTACCTGGTCAAACAAGTCTTGTGTCATTTTGACTCCTAAACAATTAACTTACAACTTGTAATCTAACACCGCTTTCAGATATTACAAGTGGTATCACATAAAAAAAGGTAAAAAAAATGGTCAAGCGCAAGCAAGTCATTGAAAACAATGAAAACTTAATTAATTTTACCACCAGGATTTCGAGTCGAATCAAGAAAAAACTGGTGGATTACTCCGAAAAACATGGTCAATCCCAGGCAATGGTCATCAGTGAATTGATCGATCATCACCTACCAGGTCAGGACAAACCAGGAATTTCCCTGGCACCACCACCGTACCAGGAAGATGATACTTCAGCTGAACGCCTGGCTTCCAGGGATGAGATGGTAAACTGGATTCGATCGCATGAGGATTGATGTCTGGATGATCGGGCAACCGATCGGAAAAGGTCGGCCCAGGTTCACCAGGCAAGGCAGAGCATACACACCGACCAAGACCAGGGATTATGAGAAACGCCTGGCAGCAATCGCAAGTGACAAAATGGTGGAGCTTGGACTCGATCCAATCACCGCACCTTGCAAGGTTCACGTCCTGGCACAGTTCGAAGTACCCAAATCATGGACTAGGAAGCGCACAGAGGCCGCCTGGAGGGCCGAAGTGTTCCCTGGTAGGCCGGATATCGATAATGTGATTAAGATAGCCCTGGACGCTCTCAATGGCGTTATGTTCGAGGATGATGCTCAGGTGTACCAGGTAGCAGCCACAAAGAAGTACGGAGCGCCAATGATAATAATTACGATAGAATGGGAAGATGCTACCACCGAAAGCTAAAAACCAGGACTTGAGAAACTACTCAGTGATTCCTATCCAGGCAGCAATGGACAAACAGTTGCATGGTACAGCTGCGCTATCACTCCTGGTGGTAATCTGTACCTACACCGATCAGCTAGGTGTAACCTGGGTAAGCCAGGATAGACTAGCTGTTGACCTGGGAGTTTCCAGGACTGCGATTGCCAAACAGATGAGAAGGCTGCGCGACCTGGGATATATCGTTTACGCAAAAAAGAGATCCAAGTATCAAAAGACAACCAGTGTAAGAGTTGTATTCCCAACAGCTCCCCAGGATGAACAGGAGGCCAAAGCAAACCTGACGGCTGCATCACAGATTGCCCTGGAAGAAACAAGACAAGCAGCTGCCCAGGAACAAAAACAACAATTCATTAAATCATATAAACTCAATAAAAAGCCTGTGGATAACTCTAGCACCTGTGACCCCCAGAGGTCACACCTACCTGTGACTTCCAGAGGTCACACAGAACGAGACAATAGAACGTATAATAATAATATATATAATGATGATGCTAGACGCTTTTCTGCTTTGTTTTTGAAGATTTGTAATGAGTATGGAACTCCCAGGTCTGTCAACGATAAGGATATCCTGGTCATTGCCAGGTGGATAAGGGAAGGCCTGACAATGCCGATGTGGTCCGAGATACTAACAAACCATGCTACATATTGCTATAAGAATAGGAGGGATCTTGCCAGGGGAATAGGATACTTCCAGGTGCCAGTGTCGAAAGCCCTGGGCAGATCGAGCAACGCCCAGGCTAACCAGGCGATCCGAAACATTGTGAAAAATACCAGGATATAATGTTCTGTTTACGACATTTACCTGGTACAAAACAGCTAAGTTATTGATAACATTACATAACACAGTTAACATAATACATATTATGCGAAAAGCCTGGTCAAAATCAAAAAAACACCACCCTTGCCCCCCCTGGGCCTCCGCTAACATATGGGTGTCCCACATAAATATTTTCTGGATTTTTCCCGAGATAAGTGCGATACCAGAATAATAATAGGAGATTGATATGGCAAAGCAACCAAACCTTGATAGGGCTAAGCGAGAAGCTGAGGCTTACGCTAATAAAATTAGAAATATGATTGATGCTCTTAATTCTGATTTGGTAGATTTGAAGGCTAAGGATGATAAGGTTAAGTTAATACCAGAAGAAAAAGAGGCTCCGGTCCGAAAAATGTTTGGAGATGCTACGCGCGCGATGAAGGAAAATATGCAAATCATCAGGCAGGAAAATCTGCAAAATTCATTGTCTAATAGGGTAAAGCAGAAGGTAGAAGCTCTAGAGAAAGAGCGTATGAGGTTTATGGGCATGGGTTCTATGCAGCGTGGAGCTAAAGAACCGATGCGCGGCCGAGATATATCTGGCCAGGCTTATAAATAATTAAAATATAACGTTTACTATTTAGGAAGGAAAAGTAAATGAAAAAAATGTACAATGTTGTGCAGGGTCAGAAACGTAGAAATGATCCTGAGAAATCTGATTGGATTAAGTTAGGTATAGCTTTTGAGGATAGTAAGGGTATGCGTATTAAGTTAAATGCGTTGCCGATCCCTAACCAGGAAGCAGAGATCTGGTTAAGCTTATTTCCGATGGACGATAAGGGTAAGTTGGATAATCAAGCTTCTCAGCAAAATAGTAGTGCTGACAAAGATTTTGAAGATGAGATCCCATTTTAATGGCTAGAACCAGGCAAACACCTATTGGCCGCTTTGGTGGTGTTAGGGTTGCCCAGCGTAGGGTAAAGACCAGCGCGACATTAGAGCAAAATAAGGAAGCTGTTGCCCAGGAGCTGATTGCCCTGGGTACAACTTCTATTACTGAGATTATGAATTTAGATGGCACGATGAAAGATCAGAAGGATATTCCTGATTATGCGTTGAGAGCTATCAAAAGGATTACGCCTATGCCGGATGGTCGGGTTGCGATTGAAATGCACGATAAGGTTTCGGTGCTAAGAGTATTGGCAAAAGCAGCTGGGTTTCTAGATACTGATGATAAAGAGAGTGATAAGCCCTCGATTGTTGGGATCAATATGAAGGGGCCAACTATTGAAGATGCGGAGGTAATTGATGGACAAGACAGCAAGGCTTGAGCAAAAAAAGACAAAAAGAAAAGCAGACAAAGAGTATCCTTGGGAATATCGAGGATTTGTTATTCGACGCAAAGATAGGCCATATAATTACACCTGGACAGCTATAAACAAACAGGGCAGGGACGTTTTGGTTGATAACAAGTTAAAAAACCTTTGTCTAAAAATAGACAAATTAGGGACGGGATTAACAAATATGGACAAGACAGCAAGGCTTGAGGTAGCAATTATAATGCTGGAGCAAAGAATAGAGGCTCTCGAAGAAGCATTAAGAAAAATAAGACTAATCAGTCACGATACATTGCAGGATAAAAATGAGCGCGATCCCCAGCCTTGATTTAAACTTTGAGAACAGCCCGACTGTTTGGAAGTTTATTCACGATCAAAGTTTCGTTAGGGGCTTGATGGGTCCGGTGGGATCTGGTAAGTCCTATGGTTGCGCAGCCGAGATAATGTTAAGGGCGGTCAAGCAAAAGCCATCTCCTAGAGATGGGATCAAGTACTCGCGTTTTGTCATCGTGAGGAACACATATCCCGAGCTGCGCACCACAACCATTAAAACATGGCAAGAGTTATTTCCCGAAGATGTGTGGGGTGGTATGCGCTGGCAACCACCGATTTCGCATCATATTAAGATCCCGACCAGGGGCGATATCCCTGGAATAGATTGCGAAGTTATATTTATGGCGCTTTCTTCTCCGCAAGATGTAAGAAAGTTATTATCCCTGGAGCTTACTGGTGCCTGGGTCAATGAAGCTAGAGAGCTGCCCAAAGCAGTTATCGATGGATTAACGCACAGAGTAGGCCGATACCCTACAAAATTAGATGGCGGTCCTACCTGGTATGGGATCTGGATGGATACAAACCCACCAGATAGCGATCATTGGTGGCATGAGGTAGCAGAAAAGCATCCGATTAAAGGATCTTATCCCTGGACGTTTTTCAGACAACCAGGTGGGGTATTGCAAGCCTCACCCGATGAAGTGCCGGATGATAATCCTGACGCCCAGGGCTTTGTGTTTTCTGGAGCAAAATGGTGGCGTATCAATGAAAATGCTGAAAATGCTAACAATCTGCCACCAGGTTACTATCAACAGCTACTTGGTGGTAAGAATGTAGACTGGATTAGGTGTTACGCCCAGGGAATGTATACATTTGTCCAGGAAGGTAGACCAGTTTGGCCTGAGTATGATGATGAGCTGATGTCAGGTGATGTTGAGGTAGATCCATATTATCCAATACAAATCGGTGTGGACTTTGGACTTACGCCAGCTGCTATCTTTGGTCAGCGCACCCAGGGCGGTGCGTGGCGTGTTTGCGATGAGCTTGTTACGTTTGACATGGGGCTTGAACGATTTGGTCAGGAACTCTTGGGAAGAATAGCAGAACGATATTCTAAGCACGATATTCTAATCTGGGGTGATCCGGCTGGTAATAAACGTGATGAGATTTACGAAGTGACAGCGTTTGATCATCTCAGATCTCTAGGATTTAAGGCACAGCCAACAGATAGTAACGCTTTCCAGGTCAGGCGCGAGGCTGGAGCTTCCCCAATGTCTAGGCTAGTTAGCGGTAAACCTGGGCTGATTGTCGATAAAAAGTGTTTGAGGCTTAGAAAATCTCTTAGCGGTGGATATTTCTTCAAAAGGCAAAGCCTGGGCGCTGGTCAGGAAAGATTTAAAGATGCGCCAGTAAAGAACGAACATTCGCACTGTGGTGATGCTTTTGGCTATCTCATGCTAGGTGGCGGTGAGCAAAGACGTTTACGGAGAGGCTCGTATGGCACGACTTTCCAACAGGGATCATACACTGCGAATAGCGAGTTTAACGTGTTCTGATGAGCCTTATACAGCTTCCTACGTTCAAAATGAGGCCGGATGAGCAAATTGTGCCGCTACAATACAACCATCTTCTAAGCATAGACCTGGGGCCACACGAAAAAGAGTATGCCGATAGTATTCCAGGATATTTAGATTACGTTTATGAAAATTCTGAGCATGGCTGGAGTTGGGCAGCTATCGGTCGAGGCAAAGTTATTTGCGTGTTTGGCGTAAGAGATGTTTGGCCTGGCGTAGTGGAGGCATGGTTTATTCCAGGCGAAGGGCTAGAAAATCATACAAGGTCAACTTTGATAGGCGCAAGAGCGCTTTTAGCCGAGGTTATGGCTACATCTGGTATCAGAAGGATGCAAATTTTTGTAAAATCACAACATATGGTGGCATTAAGGTTTGCCAAAGCACTACATTTTGAGGTAGAGTGTAAACATAGAAAGTTTGGCCCAGAGGGGGCTGACTATTATTCAATGGTAAGGTTTGAATAAATGGGCGGTATTTTTAAAAAGAGATCAGCACCAGCGCCAGCTCCGGCACCAGTTGCTACACCAACAGAAGAGGTAATTGATCGGCAAGAAGAAAGAGCTGAAGCGCAAGAAAAAACTGAAATGCAAGGACTGCAAAAGCGTAGGCGCTTGAGAAGAACTGGCGGTATGCGATTATTGTTCTCACCCCTGAGGCAAGAAGGTGCTGCTATAAATGAAATTAAGAAAAAACTTGGCGGCTAATCATGGCTAAGAAAACAACAAAGAAAAAGTTTTCTTTTAAAAATATGTTTAAGATAACTCCAGATCAGAAGCAAGATATAGCTACTGGAAAGTTCTCAAGCTCGTTAGCTCCAAAAAATTCAGCCAAAGATGATGTCTTAATGGATTTAGGTATTAAGGAAAAAAATCAGGCTTATTTTCGTGATTTAGAAGATAGACAAAAACGCAGCCAGGAAGCTATGAAAAATCTTGGTAAAGATATTTTTGGTAGACCAGCCTCAGATCGTAGAACTGTTGCAAGAGGTGAAACGGCAGCTGAACGAAAAGCAACGTTATTAGAAGAAAGAAAGGCCAAAGGCCAGGAAAGACGTAAGAAATTTTACAAACAGAAGGACGAAAGGTTAGCCAAATTAAAAGCTAAACTTTTGAATTTAGCATGACAAAAATTAAAGAAGATCCAAGAGTATTTCATAGAGTTGAGGCAGACCCGAAAAGGGCAAGAAACGAGAAGGGTCACCTAGTCGCGGATGACCCTTCCACTCCCGAAGTCAATGAAGCGTGGGAAGGTGGCAAGGCTCCAAAGGAAAAAGCCCCAAAGAAAAAGGCAAAGCCTCGTGGTAAAAAAAGTACATCAAAATCCTAAAGGCGGTTTAAACGCTGCTGGTCGGGCCTTCTTTAATCGGACAACAGGCTCAAAACTAAAAGCTCCGGTAAAGACAGGCGATAATCCTCGCCGAGCGTCCTTCCTGGCTAGAATGGCGGGGAACTCTGGGCCGGAGCGTGATAGCAAGGGGAGGCCTACCAGGCTGCTCCTATCCCTCCGAGCCTGGGGTGCTTCCTCAAAAGCAGATGCCAGAAAGAAAGCGGCAGCAATAAGTAAACGAAACGAGAGTAGAAATGCCTAAGTTAAATGTAAAAGAAGTGATGGGGCGTGAGGCAAAAGCAACGGCTCGAAAAGATGAATGGCGATCAATCTATGAAGATTGTTATGAGTTTGCTTTACCACAAAGAAATTTATATGGCGGTTATTACGAAGGTAAAACTCCAGGCAAAAACAAAACACAAAGAGTTTTTGATAGCACTGCTGTCAATGCAACAAAGCGTTTCGCTAACAGAATGCAGTCCGGCCTTTTCCCACCAATGCGTAAATGGTGCAGACTAGAACCAGGTTCAGCTGTTCCCGATGAAGATAAAGAACGAGCGCAAGAAATACTCGATGCCTATGTGGATATTATGTTTGACCAGCTACGGCAAACTAGCTTTGACCTGGCAATGGGCGAGTTTCTCTTAGATCTTTGCGTAGGTACAGCGGTTATGATGATTACACCAGGAGATGAAGTGACGCCTGTTCGTTTCTTAGCTGTTCCTCAGTATTTAGTTGCAATCGAGGAAGGTGCTTATGGCACGATTGATAACGTATATCGCAAGTTACGAATAAAGTCTGAGGCCATCAAGAGAGAGTTTCGTGATGTTAAAATAACGCCAGAGCTTCAAGCGGCCATTGATGATAAGCCGCACGAGGAGCTAGATTTATTTGATGCTATAATTTTTGACCAAGAAAGTGGTCGGTATCACTATCATGTAGTTTGGCCACACAAACAGCAAGAGCTGGTGTATCGAGAAATGGATAGCAGTCCGTTTATCGTTGCCAGGTTTAGTAAAACAGCTGGTGAGGTCTATGGCCGAGGTCCGTTAATTGATGCGATTGCAGATATTAAAACTCTTAATAAAACAAAAGAATTGATATTAAAGAACGCAAGTCTTTCGATATCCGGTGTATACCTTGCGGCTGATGATGGTGTACTAAACCCCCAGAATATTAAAGTACAACCAGGTGCAATTATCCCAGTCGCACGCAATGGTGGGCCGCAAGGTGCATCCCTGGCTCCTTTACCCCGAGCTGGGGATTTTAACACAAGTCAGATTGTTATTCAGGATCTTACAATGAACATCAAAAAGATCTTGATGGATGATAGTTTGCCACCAGATACAATGAGCGCCAGGTCAGCCACAGAGATTGCCCAGCGCCAGCGTGAACTGGCTACAAATCTTGGGTCTGCCTTTGGTCGATTGATGACAGAGATAATGATACCGTTGGTATCCAGGACTTTATACGTTCTCGATCGTCAGGGATTTATTCGTATGCCTCTTAAGGTAAACGGTGTTCAAGTTAAGGTTGTGCCAGTGTCACCATTAGCAGAAGCGCCAAAAATGGAAGAGGTTAATCAGCTTCTTAATTTTATGCAGATTGCTAATGCAATGGGGCCAATGGGTCAGACATTACTGAATATATCCGAAATAGTAGATTTCATTGCTGAAAAAATGGGTATCGATGCTCGATTGCTCAATACACCAGAAGAACAACAAGCAATGATGCAGCAAATGCAGCAAGCTATGATGGCTGAACAACAGCCAGAAATGCCAACAGATGAAACTGTTGCCGGAGCGTTGCAATGAGTTCGGCTGAAGGTTGGGAGGGATTATCTCAAGCAAAGCCGGAGCCGCAAAAAGCGGATGACTTAGATATATTATATGGAACATTATTTAAGTCACAGGAAGGCCAAAAGGTGCTAAGTCATTTGAGGCAGATAACAATAGAACAACCATCCTGGTTTCCTGGAGAAGATCCAAGCCAAGGCTACTTTCGAGAAGGTGCGGCTGATCTTGTCAGGTTGATTATCAAAAGGGTGGATAGGAGCGATAATGTCTGAAGAAACAGAAAACACAGAAGCCGTTGAAACACAGGAAGCAGAAGCGCCACTTATAAACGTAGATGCAAAAGAAGAAGAGCAACAAGCAGAGGCTCCTATGCCTGTGCATGAACAGCCAGAACAACAGGAAATGTCAGAAGATGATGACGAACCTTTTGATCGGCCTGATTACTATCCAGAGAAGTTTTGGGATGAAGATGGGCCAGATGTTGAAAAGCTTGCAAAGAGTTATGCAGAGCTGGAAAAAGCATTTAGATCCGGCAAGCATAAAGCACCGGAGGGCGATTACGATGTTTCGGATTTGGTTGATCGTGGCCTCGATTTGGAAGATCCGGCTGTTGAGGTATATAAAGACTGGGCTAAACAATATGGCGTTTCACAGAAAGCGTTTGAGGACTTGGCTGGTCAGATTTTGGAAATGAATGGCGAACAGGCCGAAGATATTGAGTATGATCGAAGAGCTGAAATGCAAAAGCTTGGCGCTAATGCCCAGGAGAAAATTAGTTTTCTCGAGCGTAACATTAAGGGAGCTGATTTAAACGAAGCAGAAAAAACAGCTCTTAGCTACAGCATAAACAATGCTGATAGTATCAATGCTTTGACCAAACTTATCCAGGGATACACCAATGAAAATATCCCGATCAAACCTGTCGTTGCAGAACCAGAAATGACAGTGACAGATCTCCAGCAAGCCATTGCAGATCCTAGATGGCAGACTGACGCTGTTTGGCGAACCAACATTGAAAAGAAATGGATGGCAGCTAACAACTAGATATTGTTGCAATGTAGGTTGTTTGCGTGTATATGTGGTGTAACGGATAACCGAGCGGCCCGTTTATGTGGTGAATCCACTGGTTGGCGTGACCACTTCCACGCAAGCGACCGCCCGATTACATCGGCTAACGGTAAGCGTTTTATATTAGAAACCTTAAAAGGAGGCTTCTGCTATGGCGCAGAGTATAACCAATGCCTTTGTAACACTATTCGATCAAGAAGTGAAACAGGCATACCAAGGCGAGGCATTGCTTCGCGGCACTATGAGAACACGCACAGGTGTTCAAGGAAACACAGTTAAGTTTCCAAAAATCGGCAAAGGCGTTGCAACGGTTCGCGTTCCGCAAACTGACGTAACTCCATTAAACGTAACCTATAGCAATGTTCAGGCGACAATGTCTGATTTTATCGCTGCAGAGTACTCAGATATCTTTCATCAGTCTCATGTTAACTTTGATGAGCGTAGAGAGTTGGTTGAGGTTGTTTCCAAAGCAATAGCTAGACGTATGGATCAACTTTGCATTGATGCTCTTGATGCGGCTTCATCACCGTCAACAGTTGCAACTGGTATTGGTGGTTCTACTTCCAATATGAATGTTGCAAAACTTCGTGCGGCTGCTAAAGCTCTTAATGAGAAAAACGTACCAGCTGAAGGGCGTCACATACTGATGCACTCTTCTCAGCTTGACGCTTTACTGAGTGAAACAGAGACAACTAGCTCAGATTTTGCAACCGTAAAGGCTCTTGTTCGTGGGGAAATCTCATCGTTCATGGGCTTTAATATAATCAGTATGGGTGATCGTGATGAGGGTGGTGTTCCAAAACCATCAACTCGTACTTGCTTTGCATGGCACGAAAGCTCAATGGGTTATGCCGAAAGCATTTCGCAAAAGAGCGAAGTTAACTACATACCTGAAAAGACATCTTTCCTAGTCAGCTCCATGTTCTCAGCTGGAGCAATAGCGATCGATGATGATGGTATCGTAAAAATTTCATGTACTGAGTAAGGAGACAGATATATGGCTTTTTCAAGTACTGGTTTAGCAACCATCGGAGCATCTAAGAGAGGCAATGCGCCTTCTATATACTCCTACTCAACAACTGACGCGATTGCTGACGTAAACACTGAAGGATACTTTAACAGTATTCACGACACGCTTTCGGTCGGTGACGTAATTTTTTGCAGAACATCAACAGGGGGAACTCAAGCCCTAAGTATTGTTTACGTTCTGACAATTACAGCTGCCGGAGTTGTTGATGTAACAGACGGTCTAACAATAACAGCGACCGACTCAGACTAATTAATATGGGGCTGGGTAACTGGCCCCTTATATACATTGGAGGGTTATGATGGCCGTAGGCGATACAGATTTATCTATTTGCTCAGATGCTTTAATCTCGCTGGGGGCCTCGCCCCTTTCTTCGTTTACAGAGGGAACTGATGCAGCTCAGGCTTGCGATCGATTATACCCAGATTTAAAAAATACATTACTTAGCACTTATGTTTGGTCTTGGACACTAGCAAAAATTCAACTGGCTAGATTATCAGCCACACCAATAAACGAATGGAAATACGCTTATCAAATGCCAGGCGACCATTTAACTGGCGCATTAGCGGTATTTGAAACTGATGGGACAGCACAAAGATCTGTTCGTTATGGTTGGGAGATATATGGCGATCAGTTAGTTACCAATATGGAAACTGTTTATATTGATTATCAGCAAACCATAGCTGAAGCCAAGATGCCAAACTATTTTGTTCGTTTGCTAAGAACAGCACTAGCAGCTGAGTTAGCAATTGTTATAACAGATCAAGCAACAAAAGCAGACTATTTTAGAGCGCTTGCATACGGATCTCCTGGGGAAAATGGTCGGGGTGGTTTGATACGCGAAGCTATGAACATTGATGCAAGAGGTCAATCAACACAAATTATTGAGGACTATTCTCTAATTCAAGTGAGGCAGTAAATGCGCGTTACTCAGTTTCAAACAAACTTTTCTGTTGGTGAGCTAGATCCGCTATTACGAGCCAGGACAGATTTATCACAATATCAAAACGCCCTGGAAGAAGCGACAAATGTTATTATACAGCCTCAAGGCGGTTTGAAGCGCAGAGATGGGCTAAAGTTTATTTATGACTTTGGAACAAGTTTTACAGATTTTAAACTCATACCTTTTGAGTTTAGCGTCACAGATAGTTTTCTTTTGGCTCTAGTTGTTGGCCGGATCTATGTATTCAAGGCTGGTGTTTTGCAGCAAAACATAAACGGATCAGGTAATGATTATATAGCTGCCTCAGATATTACGGCTGCTATGCTTGATGAATTAACCTTTACCCAGGCCGTTGATACGCTGATCTTATGCCATGAGGATTTGCAAACAAAAAGACTTGTTAGAAACACAGATACAAACTGGACGTTAGAAAACCTACCCTTAACAAATGTTCCGCAATATCCTTATGCTTTAAGTATTCATTCACCAAATTTTACAATTACTCCCAGCGCAGTATCAGGAAACATTACAATAACAGCTTCGAGCGTAACGACAGATACCGGAACTGCCCAGGCTGGGAGTGCTAATACAATTACACTTAAATCTTCATCTGCATACTCGTCTGATGATCAGCCTAATGGAATGTCCGTTACGCTTACCTCTGGCACTGGGGCTGGTCAGTCTAGGTTTATTGATGATTATGTAGCGTCAACTAAAGTAGCCACAGTTTATCCAAACTGGACCACAGCACCAGATAGCTCAACTGGTTATAAGGTTGAGGCTTTCTCAGCGGCAAGCGTTAACGAATTTGCCCAGGTTGATACTACTTTTGGACGAGCCAGGTATGTAGAGTTTGTAAGCGCAACAGTAATGAAGGCAGTTACAGAAGTTCCGTTCTTTGATACCAGTGGCGTTGTAGCTGGTAACTGGAAGAGTGAACACGGATATGAGGATGTCTGGAGTAACAATAGAGGATGGCCAAAATCAGCTACGTTCCATGAGGGTAGATTATATTTCGGTGGATCAAAGTCCAGGCCCAATACAATATGGGGATCGAGAGTTATTGATTTCTTTAACTTCGATCCTGGCACTGGATTAGATGACGAAGGTGTTGAAGCAACAATAAACACTAATCAGCTCAATAGTATTGTAAGCGTTATAGCTGGTGCTGATCTCAGAATATTTACAACTGGCGGTGAGTTTGTTGTTATTCAGTCAGAAGATTCTCCGGTTACGCCAGCGACTTTTCTTATCCGGCCACAAACAAGACTTGGCGCAAAGCCTGGTGTTCCAATAGAAGATCTTAATGGTGCGTCCGTATTTGTTCAAAGACAGGGTAAAGCTATAAACGCATTTCAATTTGGATCAGGTACAAACTCATACCAGGTGCAACAGATATCCGTTCTTTCTTCGCACCTTATAAAAAACCCTATTGACCTGGCTGCTCGTAGATCAACATCAACTGATGAGGCAGATCGACTATTTATCGTTAATGGTGATGACGGATCTATGTCAGTTTACTCTATCTTGGTCGGTCAAGAGGTTATAGCGCCCAGCTCGTTCACAACGGATGGCAGTTTTATTGCAGTAGCCACAGAAATATCTGATACCTTTTGTATTGTAAAACGTACTGTCAATTCGCAAGTTAAATACTATTTAGAAAAGTTTGACAAAGATGTAACCCTAGATAGCGCTAAGACTGGAGGAGCCGCCTCCTCAACAACGATGGATCATCTTGAGGGGGCAACTGTTGAAATCGTGCGTGATGGCGTTGTAGAGCCAACTCAGACGGTTCCAGCTTCTCCGTTTACAATTACGTTTGCTGGGGCAGCGTCATCTAGTTTTCAAGTGGGATTGGAATATACAGTCCAAGCAAAGACAATGCCGACTGAGCCAGTGTTAAGTTCTGGATCGGTGCAAGGTGTCAAGAAGCGTATTGTCCAAGTCGATGCTCTACTCAATGAAACAAAAGATTTGGTAATTAATGGTAAACAAATATCGTTTAGAAATTTTGGTGTAAGTGTTCTCGATACACCTATCCAGGCATTTACCGGACTAAAAACAGCACATGGTATTTTAGGATATAGTGCTACCGGACAAATAACATTAACTCAAAATGTTCCATTACCTATGACTGTATTAGGTCTGGAATATAAATTAAGTGTAGGAAGTTAGATATGTCATCAATGGCACTTACAGTAGGAATGTCGGCTATTTCAGCTGTTGGAAAAATTAAAGCTGGTCGTGCAGAGCAAAAGCTATATGACAAAAAAGCTTCTCAAGCATTGTTAAAGGGAGACATTGAGGCAGCTCAATATGCTCAAATGGGTGCTGATGTTCTTACCAGGCTAAATGAAAACCTAGCTGCTTTGATTGCTAACAGTGCTGTAGGTGGTGGATCTATATCTGCATTAGCAAAACATAGTGAAGCAGAAGCCTCTAGGGAATACGCAACCGCAGCTGATAATGCTATCTTGTCAAAAGAGGATGCAAAAACACAAGCAGAACAATATAGAATGGCTGGAGATGCTGCTATGCAGTCAGCTCGTTTAGGCGCAGTAGGAACGTTGTTTGGTGGATTTAGTAAAGCTAGGCAATTATCACCTGGCGTTATTAAACCAGGAGTTATTACCTAATGGCAAGACAACCAAGATATCAAGGGGTAGGCGTTAGGCCCAGGGGAATAAGAGATATTGATTATGCTGGCTTTAGAGAGCAAGCGCAATTAGGCCAAACAATATCATCTGAATTTGATAGGATGGGCGAGTTTGTATTTGAGCGTGGCAAAGAAAAAGCAGAACAGGAAGGCCTAAAAGCTGTTACAGAGCAAGGTGCATTACCTATATTAGAAAAGATAGATCAAGCTGGTGGACCAACGACTATAGCTGAAAAGTCTGCTTATAATGCTGCAAATAGAATAGCTGTAACTGAAATACAAAACGAAGCAGAGCTTGAAATAACTAGAATTATGGAACAGGCAGAAGTAAATGTCACTCCATTTACCCAGGTAAAAAAGCAGTTAAACAGTGTTGCTGATGGCTTCTCTGCAAGTCTATCAAGCATTGATCCGGTGGCGGCTGGTCAATTAAGAAGCAATTTACAAACAACTGTCGAAAAATCATCTATAACTTATTCTTCTTGGTACACAAAGAAACAAGCATCATTAGCGGCTGATAGACGTACAACAACAGGCAAAAACGATGCTGCTTTAATTATTAAAAACATTCCAGCAATATTTGGGGCAGATCCGGACACTGGCAATCTTGATGCGGAGATAGATTTAAAAGCGCAAGATTATGTGCAAAATCAAGGGTGGTCACAAGAAAACGCTGATAGTTGGGCAGAAACAACAAAAGAAGCAGCAAGAGGTCAGTTCGTAAGTTTTAAAATACAAAACTCTGATGATGTGCAGTTAAAAGAATTTATTGATAATGTTATTACTGGAAAAACGTCAATCACTGGCGTTTATTCAAAAGATTTAAAATATGCGACTAACGCTCAAACTGTTTTAAACAGTAGGATTGGAGCAAAAAAAACAGAAGCTAAGTCAATAAAACAAGATATTGCAGAACAAATATTTATAACAACAAATAACGGCAATCCTCCTTCTGAAGATTGGATGAATGCCATGTCTACCAGGATAAGCTCAAATGGCGAGTATAGCATTGAAAACAAACAACAGTTTTTAAATTTGCGTGTACTTAAAGAAAACCTAAATAGCTGGAGCAAAATGAGCGCTACCGAGTTAGAAGAGTTAAAATTGCAAATTAAAGAAGTTGGTTTGCCTGGATATGTTGGCTCTGGAGAAGGGCCAGTCGATACGCCGTTTGAAGTAGAAACACTTAACCTAGTTAGTAAACTTCGTGATGCAGCTTTTAAGTTAGAAGCAAATAATCAAAAGGTTATGCAAGAAGAATTGATAAAACGTGATACTGCAAGAAAAAAAGGTATGGGTAAGTTAGTTGAGGTCATTAATTATGAAGCCAATAAAGCCCAAGCACTTTTTTCAGAAAAATATAGTGAAGTAGAAAAACAATTTGAAATTATAAGAAAATTATCAGATGCAAATGAACCTGTTAGGCCAGAAGAATTTGCAAAATTTATTGAGTTATACAAAGAACTCGATTTAGTTCCTGGTCTGGTAGCTAAACCAGCTGATGTAAATGCGGAAGCAATGGAGGATCTGACAAGAAGTTATGAAATATTAGCTTTTGCAAAAGGAGTTATTGATGATTTGGCAGATATGTCGCAAGCTGAAATTCAAGAAACAGTTACTCAAATAAATCAAGATATTGAACAAAAACGTAATTTAGGTGGGTATGAACAGCTGTCAGCGGCAACAGTTAAAAAACTTGTAAGCCCTTATATAGAAGCAAGAAAAGCAGCCGTACAAAACGATTTAATTTTCTATGCACAAAAAAATGGTGTGGAGTTACAAGATGGGTCAACGTTAGAATTTAACCCAATAGAATTTGTATTTAAAGAAGGCGAAACCACAGAAGATGTTATCAATCGATTAGAGCAAGCTTTCCAGGACAGAAAAGAATTTTCTAAAAAAGCTTTTGCTAAATACAGTTTACCTGGTCAGCCAGCAAAGTTTTTTACAAAACAAGAAGTTGCACAACTTGGCGCATTGCTCGATGGATCAGCGCAACAAATAGGCGTTCAAAGCGCAGCTGTTCCCATGCAAATATCAATACTTACCTCAATGTTTGAAGCGGTTGGATCTACAACAGCCAGGCAAATGATGGCTGAGATATTCCCTGGACAAAAAGTTTATGGAATTGCTGGTGCATTATTGTTAGATAACAGCACTATTCCAAATGCAGAAATATTGCTTAATGGTAAATACAAAATTGATGTAGAAAAATCACCATTGCCAGGATTTTCCGATACAAATACAGAGCCAGTATTTTTTACAGTAAGGCAAGCTTTTAACGATACATTATCTGGTAATATGGCAGAAGGGCTACGAACATCAGCCAAATATATTTATTCTCAGTTAATTACTGCAGACGATATTAAAGGCGGTGAATTTGTTTTTAACGAGGATAAGTATATTCAAGCGGTACAAATGTCATTAGGAGCTTCTTATAATGGCAATCAGCTTATAAGCGGTGGTATTCAAGAATTTAGAGAAAGAGAAACATTCTTGCCGCCTGGAGTAACGCCAGAAGCTTTTGAGGGAATGTTACAGCAAATAAATGACGATAATATATATGATCTGCTTGAACCTAATTTTGATCAAATGGACCTTGAGCGTTTTGATTCTGAAACTATAGATCAGATTAGGGGCTTAGAAAGTGTGCCTGATAATACAGTTATGGGCGTTGCTGGTCAGCTTAGAACGCAAAAAACTTCTGTTATGTTTGATTTGCAGTTGATGGGCGGCAATCCTCAAGACGGCTATCTGTATGCTTTAGTGTATCCAAATACTAATGAAAAATTAGGTATTCCTGGAGATGAGGATGACAATCCAATAATAATAAATAGTAATAAACTTAAAGAGATTATGGCGAGTGCAAATTAATGTTTTTTGAAAAAGCTCCAAAGCCAACACGAACTCTCTCCGGACCGATACCTACAAACTTAGATAGTTTACTAGGTGGTTTTGAGGCAGCTAAATACACTGGCGGTGGTGGTAGAAATTCTCGAGCTATGGTTGAAGCAGAGGTTTGGCAGCCAATACTAGATGAATTAAGAGAGTATGATTTAGATTTTGATAATCCTGGTAATAAAAGATTTGAATACGCATTTTTTCCAAAGTTTGGTCAAGGCTCATTATACAACGATGCAGACCAGGAACTTAACGATATTTACAATGCCCTCGAAGTAAACAAATTTCGGTTGCCAGAAGATCTTTATAATGCCGCACAACCCGAAGCAATTAAGCAAGCAGAGCTTGAAATAATAGAAACATACGAGCAAGACCTTGCTGACATGGCG